GTTAATAACTTGGGATAAGATAGATTTAGACAATCAACGTATGGACTTGACACAGAGCAAGAGAGGAGCAGACGTACACTTACCTATTAGTGATGCACTGATGCATATACTGAAACAGCAACACAACAGCTTTGGCTTTCAGAGTTTTGTTGCACCTCAGATCAACCCTAGTGATGGGGCATACAAGCCATACAGAAAGGGTAACTTATCTATCTACATTAACTCCATCAAGCAAGCCGCTGATTTACCAGCAGAACTTACAGCTATGGACATGAGGCGTACCGCTATCACTGAGATGGTTGAGGCTGGTGTAGATGTCATGCAGATCAAACAGGTCAGTGGACACAAGAATATACAGTCACTAGACCCATACATCAAGCACACGTTTAGTGGTGCGTCCAGTGCATTAGCCCAGCGCCAAGCACACAAAGTAAAAGAGGAGACATAAGTATGACACTTATTAATAGAGATAAAGAAGTAGATATTGAAATACTTGAGCAGTTACTTAGTTATGATCCTGAAACAGGTATCCTTATATGGAAGGAAAGACCTTTAGAGTTATGTAATAGCAAAAGATCTATGACGAGATTTAATAGTGTTTATGCAGGTAAGGAAGCTGGATCTACATTAAACGCACATCCTCATAGAGTTAATGGCTATTATAAAAGGCAGTTAGGTATTAGTGGCAACAAGTTTTTAGCACATCGTGTTGCTTGGGCATTGCACCACAAACAGTGGCCCTCAGATCAGATAGACCACATAAATGGTAACGCTATGGACAACAGAATAAAAAATCTTAGGGTAGTAAGTAGTATTGAAAATAACAGAAATCAGTGCAAACATTCCGTAAATATTTCAGGTTTTAATGGTGTGGATCGCTTAAAAGAAATACAAAAGTGGAGAGCTTTTATAAACGTTGAGGGTAAATATATTACCTTGGGTTATTTTGTTAACATAGAAGATGCTGTAGCAGCACGAGCCGCAGCCGACATAAAGTATGGCTTTCACGAAAATCACGGGAGAGAGGCACTGACAGATGGACATTAGAGCATACCTAGACACGCTAGACCTCAGTGATGGGCAGAGCCTACGCAAGAACTGTCCTAGCTGTAGAGCTAAGAACACGTTCACTGTGTTAAACGATGGTGGCTCTATAGTCTACAACTGTTACAAGCTGGACTGTACGCTGAGTGGTGCATACCATACTAACATGACAGCACAAGAGATCCAGCTACGCCTAGCTAAACATAAACTGTCTAGCCCACCTGAGCCTGAGACTATGGTGATACCTGAGTATGTGGTGGAGCCTAGCCCAAGGGAGACGCCCCTGTTCTATGAGTACGTTAATGATTGGGATATACCTAGTGACAACTTAATGTATGATGTCAAAGATTCCAGGATAGTGTTGCCTATTTACCACAGGGGTAGGATGATTGATGCTAATGGTAGATCCCTGACAGGTAAGCAACCTAAGTGGTTTAGGTACACAGGTGTGGCAGACTACTACATAGTGGGTAAGCCAGAGGACAGCACCCTGATTGTAGTTGAGGACATGGTGTCAGCTATGATAGCTAATCAGATGGTGCCTAACTTATCCGCTATGGCTATCTTAGGAACTAGTTTAACGTTAAAGCATATGGCTAAGATAGGAGAGTACAGCAAGGTAATTGTAGCACTTGACCCCGATGCAGCACATAAGACGTTGATATTTAAGAAAGAAATAGAATTGTGGTCAGGTGTAGAAACTGTAGCTTTGAGGCTTGACGATGATATAAAGTATCGTGTAGTATCTGACATAGAGAAATTAAAGGAGATGGTATGACTGACTTAGAAATGTTCTTACGTGAGATGGGCCTTGACAAAGTACACGAAAAGGGTGTATCAGATAAGCCTGACACTAGACTGTTATACTTAGTTAAAGGTTACTACAATGATCCACGCAATGACACTGGTGAGGTTCCCTTCTAATGAATCAACTTGAACTGTTCAACTTACCTGTGCATATCTTTGAGGATGGACTAGAGTGTAATAATTGTGGGGTTGTACAGCCAGTGCAAAACTTTCAACACATGCTGGCTGGTGAGATAAAAAGAAAGTGTAGGAGTTGTGCTAGGGACCAATCTAGGCTTATAAAACACTTAAAGACATTACATTATTACCCTGATAAGGATTACACATGTCCTATATGTGATCGTGCTATACAGGAGATAGCCAGCAAAGGTCAGAAGATGCTGAAGTCATGGGTGCTAGATCACTGTCACGACACTGAAACATTTAGAGGATGGCTATGCTTTAATTGTAACACAGGGCTAGGTGCATTTAAAGATGATCTTACTAAGGTTAAGAAGGCCGTAGAATATCTAGAGAAACACGAAAGGTTAATAAATGATTGAAGCAACATACGTAAATCACATGGGCAATGACATGACAGTGGTTAATGCAGCACGAGTATCATTTGCTAAAGAATCCACATGGGATGATTACAACAGTGAAACAGAACAGTATGTCTTGAAGAACAAAGACCGTAAGCTGGTACACTACTTAGCTGAACATGGTCATTACAGCCCTTTTGGACATTGCTTTGCGTCATTCCACATAAAGGCACCTATCTTTGTGGCCCGTCAGCTAGTCAAGCACAAGTTCCTACGCTGGAATGAGATCAGCCGTAGGTATGTGGACAGTAAGCCTGAGTTCTATGAGCCTAAAGAGTGGCGTGGTAGATCAGAAGATAAGAAGCAGGGCAGTGATGGTGTAGTAGACATCTACATGGATCAAGATATGCAGTGGCATAGGCAGTTGGTTGCTTACGAGAACCTGATAAACAATGGAGTGTGTCCAGAGCAAGCACGTATGGTGCTACCGCAGAGCATGATGACTGAGTGGTACTGGTCAGGTAGCCTTGATGCCTTCGCTGACATGTGTAACCTTAGGTGTGCAGGTGATACACAGCTAGAGACTAGGCTAGTAGCTAACCAGATTTGTAACAGCATGAAGGAATGGTTTCCTACGTCATGGTTCGCATTAAGATTGGAGAAGTAGAATGAGTATGGTAGGTGAAATAGAGAACGTAGAACGTGAGATAGCACACAAAGAAGAAGAACTGTTTGCGTTGTACAAAGAAATAAATGACGCAAAGGATGTGAGTTCTAATAAGATTAACAAATGCTCCCTTGAAATATTTGACTTAGAAGAAAGACTAGAGGGGTTAGAGAAATGTGGGCATTAGTATGGCTGGAGTTGATCAGTGGGCAGAGCTTAGAATACTTCCATATAGGTAGCTACGCTAAGTATGAACAGTGTGAAGTACAAAGAAAGAAAGCAGAAGTAATGATAACTCACAACGGCATTGGTGTTGTTTGTTTAGATGTAACAACTAAATAGGAGATTATTATGTGGGCAGTCATGTTTGAGATAGAAGGTGGTGAGTGGGCTTACGATACAGGCAAGAAGGTTTTTACTAATTATGATAAGCCTTTAGTTTGGGGTGACAAAGAAGAAGCTATGGCCCAAGCAAAGAAATGGAATACAGGTATTGTCGTACCTTGGATAAGAGAATTTGATGAAGAAGAGCGTCAGGCTTCTATACAGAGGGAGGCAGTCAATCGTGTACACAGTTGAATTTGAACAGGATGCTTCTGTAATTGTCACACTAGATCAGGAAGATAGGTTTGAAGATGTTGAGGTTGTAATAGCAGATAACAGTGTAGTTTACTTCAGACAGTTTGATGAAGAGCTTGCTGAGTACCAGCTACTACACATGAGCTACCAACAATTCCTGGATATTTTAGCTGCATACAAATCACCAGAGGGTGCGTATCAGATAGATTTTACTAAGAGAGAGAAAGATAATGGAGTTAGCACTACTTAGAACACTAATGGATAAAGACTTCTATGCCAATCATAGAGGTATCCGTACACCCGACAAGTTATTCTCTAAGGATGTACGCAAGATCAAAAGCACTATCGACTACGCTATGGAAACGTATGAGAAGAACCTCACTGTTCCTGAGTTAGAAGGGCTGTTCTTTACACACAACGCTACTATCACAACAGCGAACAAAGAAACGTACAAAGATCTGTTCAAGAAGATTGACAGACAAGAGCCTATGTCTGAGGGCATAGCTGAAGAAGTACTAGGTAAGTTGTTCCAGCAGGTAGTAGGCGAAGAGATAGCCAACTTAGGGTTTGACTACGTGAATGGTACGCAGACTAGCCTAGAGCCTATGCGTAAGATACTGTCTGACTATCAAGATGATTTCATGCCTAACCTTAAGATTGACTGGGGTGACATCTCTATAGATAACTTACTGCAAGCTAATGACATACAGTCTAAGTGGAGGTTCAACATACCATCTCTGGCTAGTAAGGTAGAAGGTATTAGTGGAGGACACTTAGTTATTGTAGGTGCTAGACCTAACACAGGTAAGACATCCTTTCATGCCTCACTACTGGGTGGGCCTAAAGGCTTTGCTAGTCAGGGAGCTAAGTGTATCGTCCTGTGTAATGAAGAGGCGTATGAGCGTGTAGGAGCTAGGTATCTCAGTGCGGCTACCTCCATGTCTATGGAAGAGGTGAAGGGTAACTATGCCTTAGCTGCGTCACGCTACGAGCCTGTACGAGAGAACATCAAGCTGTATGACTCAACAGGCAAAGACATGGCGTGGGTTGAGGCTATCATAAAAGCTTACCAGCCTGACATCGTGATTTTAGATATGGGTGATAAGTTCTCCAGCAAGACCAGTGACAAGTCAGATGTATATCTCAAGGAAGCTGCCATCCATGCACGTAACATAGCTAAGCAGCATGACTGTGCTGTAATCTGGATGTCACAGCTAAGTGCTGTAGCTGAAGGTAAGGTGTATGTAGATCAGTCTATGATGGAAGGCAGTAAGACAGGTAAGGCTGCTGAAGCTGACCTGATGATCTTGATCTCTAAGAACCCACAGGTTGAAGGAGCAGACGAACAAGATACGCAGAGACACTTGAACATAGCTAAGAATAAGCTTAAGGGTGGTTGGCATGGTGTAGTTCACTGTGAGTTAGACGGCGAGAGATCACAGTATCAAGCATAGGAAGGTTGGCATGGAAATTGTACTAGACGTAGAGAACACCACAATAAAGCGTAATGGCAAGGTAATACTTGATCCTTTTGAACCATCTAACTTCCTAGTGCAGGTTGGTATGATGGCAGTTAAGGGTGGCTCTGAGTGTATCGTAACGCTAGACCATGTTGAGCAGAAGGATACCTCAGGCGCTGGGCGTAAGGAGATACAGAAGGTGTTAGACATGACAACCCTGTTGATCATGCACAACGCCCAGCACGATCTTATGTGGCTGTGGGAGTGTGGCTTCAAGTACAGTGGTGACATATATGACACAATGTTATCTGAGTACATACTACTACGTGGACAGAAGGAGCCACTTAGCTTGGATGCCTGCGCTCAACGCTATGAGCTAGACGTACAGAAGCAAGACACCTTAAAGAAATACTTTAAAGAAGGATACAACACAAATGAGATACCTCTCAACGAGCTTAGCTTTTATCTTAGGGCTGACCTTGGCGCAACTATGGGGCTGTACCTCAAGCAAGAGGAACGTTACGCCGATCCCTCCTGTGCAAGTCTACACACCATCAGAGCCATTACCTTTAATACATGTAAAACCCTTACCAGACTGTACATGTCGGGAGTCAAAGTGGATCTCGGAGCCTTACAGCAAGTAAGAACGGAGTTCGAGAAGGAGAAAGCAGACATAGAGTTGCGCTTACATAAGCAGATACGTGAGCTAATGGGTGACACACCTATCAACATCAACAGCCCAGAGCAAGCTTCTCAGGTACTGTTTAGCTGCAAGGTACACAACAAGAAGGAATGGGCAGAGCTATTTGAATTTGTTAAGACCCCGCAAGAGTTCCGTGATGCAGTCAAGTCTAACTCCAGTAGGTTGTTTAAGACTAAGGCGTTTACCTGTCCTGTGTGCAAGGGCGAAGCTAAGACGTACAAAATAAAGAAGGACGGCACTAAGTTTGCTAGACCTAACAAATGTAAGGACTGTGACGCTAGAGGCTACCAACTCAAGAAGACTAACGAGATGGCTGGTCTAGGCTTTGCTGCACCAAGTAAGAAGTGGGTCAGTGCGAATGGCTTCAGCACAGGCAAGGATAACTTGGACGCACTCATAGCTACATCTAAGAACAACCGCATGGACAAGGCTGCTAACTTCCTGTCAGACCTTAAGCGTCTGTCTGCTGTGTCCAGCTACCTGTCTAGCTTTGTGGATGGTATCTCTACTTACACTAAGCCTGATGGTTTCTTGCACGTAGGTCTTACCCAGCACATCACAGCTACAGGACGTTTCAGTGGGCGTAACCCTAACATGCAGAACATGCCACGGGGTAATACGTTTCCAGTTAAGAAGGTGTTCATCTCACGATGGGAAGGCGGTCACATATGTGAGGCTGACTTTGCTCAGCTTGAATTTAGGACGGCTGCGTTCCTAGCTCAAGACAAGGTAGCTATGGATGAGATACTCTCAGGGTTTGATGTACACAGCTACACAGCTAAGGTTATCAGTGATGCAGGTCAGCCTACTACCCGTCAGGAAGGGAAGGCACACACCTTCGCACCACTATTCGGCGCTACTGGATATGGCAGAAGTAAGGCAGAGGCTTCATACTACGAACACTTCAATGATAAATATCCAGGAATTGCTGCGTGGCACAAGAAGCTAGGCAATGAAGCCATCAGGCTAAACAAGATAACTAACGTGTCAGGCAGGCAGTATGCCTTCCCTGATGTTGTACGCAGAGAGAATGGTATGCCTACTCACTTCACTATGATAAAGAACTATCCAGTGCAGGGGTTTGCTACAGGGGATGTCGTGCCTCTGGTGTTGATAGAGTTAGAGGCTAGACTAGAGAAGATGCAGTCTTGCATTGTCAACACAGTTCACGATTCAATGGTGATAGACATTCACCCAAACGAGAAGGAGTATGTGCTATCAATTATAAATACTTTGAATGAAGACCTTGACAAACTGATAGAAGAAGCGTATGACATAAAGATGAACGTGCCTCTACTATTAGAAGCAAAGATTGGCCCGAATTGGCTTGACACGAAGGACGTAATATAGTATAACTAAATCTCTTTACTAGCTCTGAAAGGATATATAATGAGCACATCAGTAGCACTATCAGTAGACGGAATGAACATAGCTGACGCTATGGGTTTCGCTGCACCACAACAACAGCAACAGACGGATCTATGGCGTGTTAATGCCCTAGTACAACAAGGTGTGAAGGACGGCAAGATCATCAGTACTCCTATGTTTAAAGTACGCAAGGGTGATGAAGAAGTCTATGCAGAGAAACTAAACATACGTCTCTTTGCTGAGCGTGTGCAGTGGACTAAGTGGGACAGTGAAGCTAACAACACACAGAAAACTGTTCTGTCTTCAAGCTTAAACGCAGACCTAAAAGACACACTAGGTGGCTTTAACTTGGGGCGTCCATCAGGTTACGTCAAAGACTTTGATGCACTACCTGAGGCAACTAAGCAGGTCATGCGTAGCGTTAAACGTACTAAGGTGTTCATGGGTTTAGTTACTCTAGACAACCCTACTAATGAAGAAGGTGCGTCTGTAGACTTTACAGGTGAAGTACCTTTTGTGTTTGATGTTAAGAACCCTTCATCTATGAAGTCTATTAACGCAGTAACTGGCTCTCTAGTTAGCAAGGCTATCACGCCTATAGAGAACAACATTAAGCTGAGCGCTACAGAACACGCTATGCCTAATGGTAATAAGTTTGCTCAAGTTACAGCATCTCTTGGTGACAAGGTAGGCTTCTCTGATGGTGACAACGATCTGCTACGTGACTTCATTGCTTATGTAGAGCGCACTAACACTTGGGTGCTAAGCAAATGGGATGAGAACAACGTAGCTAACATCTCAGCAGAAGACGCAGCTATAGTGGGTAGCATCATTGATGTGCAGGACTTCGAATAATGAACCATCCTGCTGAACTGTCAGTACACTCGTACCTTAGAAAGGCTATAGATGGTAAAGCTTCTATGTCTAAAGAGGTTATAAAGGCTGTCTGTGATGATGTCGCAGCAGCTTTAGAGAAGCAGTTCAACAGTGGCCCACGAGATAAGTTCAGGCTTAGGATGTCCAACATTGGGCGTCCTAAGTGCCAGCTTTGGTTTGATAAGAACAACCCTGAGACAGACATCCAAAAGCCTACCGCATTCATGTTGAACATGTTAATGGGGGATTGGACAGAGGCTATCTTCAAAGGGTTACTTAGGGCAGCTAATGTTGAATTTGCAGATAACGATAGGGTCACCCTTAAACTTGAGGGTGGCGCTGAAGTAAGCGGTGAGTACGACATGATTATGGACGGGGCAGTAGACGATGTAAAGAGTGCATCACCTTGGTCATACATGAATAAGTTTGTGGATGCAGAGACA